AGATACAAGCTCGACAATGGGGAGGAAATTGACCTTGGAGTGCCAGCTAATTGGGGACCCGATTGTATACTCGTGCTCGACTCACTTACGTTTTTCTCAGATGCAGCATTTGACTTCCGAGAACCACTCGTCCCTCGTTCAAGAGATGGCAAATACGATCAACGGGCTGTATACAAAGATGCACAAGATGCCATCGAAAAAGTCATTGCTCTCCTTACGAGCGAGTCTTTCCACACCAACGTTCTCGTTCTCACACACATACGTTATGTGGATAACGAAGATGGAACCAGAAAAGGTTACCCAACAGCCGTAGGCTCCGCTCTCTCGCCACAGATCCCTGCGTACTTTAACTCTGTGGCATTATGTCGAACCAAGCCAGGAGGTAAACGTGTAATACAAACAGCAGCCACCGCACTGATAGACCTTAAGAACCCAAAGCCGTTCGCTATGCTACCTGAATATCCAATCGAGACCGGCCTAGCGGACTTCTTTGCGGTTCTTAAGGCCAAGCCTCAGACAGCACCAAAACCCAAATCTCTAATCTTGAAGAGGATCTAAACACATGGCTACACCTTCAATTAAGCGAGTAACATCATCAAATGAAACATCAACAGCAGGCAGCAAGAAACCACCTGACTTCACAGACATCCTTAACATCCCATCACAAGATGTATCAAGACCCAAGCCCCTCCCACAGGGAACCTATCTCTGCGTAGTTAAGGGAAACTACCGAGAAGATAAATCTACCAAGAAAGGAACCGAGTTCTCCGAATACACACTTGGGATCCTTCAAGCGCTGGATGATGTTGACGAAGAAGCCCTCACTGCCTCCCTTACACAAGACAATGGAGAGGTAACTAGACTCCAAGATAAAACCCTGAGGGTGACAATGTGGCACACTCCAGAGTCTAGATGGCGCCTGAAGAAGTTCCTTAACGATCTAGGCATCCCAGAGGTAGATGACGCTGGCACTCCAATGAGCCTGCGAGATCGTATGCAGTATGTGCCTAACTGCCAAGTCTACGCTCATGTCAAGCACGAACCATCAAATGATGGTGAATCGATGTTTGCCAACGTCGATCGTACTGCTAAAATCGAAGATTAAGCCTAGATGAACATTGCCATAGTAGGCGAGGCTTGGGGCGAGGCTGAAGAGCGCCAACGCAAGCCGTTTGTTGGGCCTACTGGCTGGCACTTAAATAAGATGCTTGAGGAGGCAGACATCCGCAAGGGTGACTGCTTCCTCACTAATGTCTTTAACCTAAGGCCACCCGGAAATGATATAACAGAACTCTGCGGACCTAAAGAACTTGGCATCAAGGGCTATCCAGCCTTAGGCCAAGGTTCAGGATATATCTCAGCTAAATATGCTCGTGAGCTTAGTCGACTTGCAAATGAAATCAATGACGTTAACCCCAACCTCATCCTAGCAATGGGCCGTACAGCTATGTGGGCCTTCCTAGGCAAGACCGGCATTACTAAGGGCAGAGGGATAGTTCAATACTCAACCCATACAGTCACCGAATTCAAGGTCTTGCCTACATATCACCCAGCAGCTTGCTTTCGCAACCATTCAATCAGGCCTATCATAATAGCTGATCTAATCAAAGCATCAAGGGAATGCGCTTACCCAGATATCCGCCGACCGTCCCGCAAGATATGGATTGAACCAACCTTGGAGGATTTGTATGAGTTCGAAGAAACGTATATCAAACCCGCTCAGAGACTTGCTATCGACATTGAGACAAGTGGAGTATACATTACACTTATCGGTATTGCCCCCAGCAGAGAAATTGCAATCGTTATTCCTTTCCCTTACCCAGGAAGATCAATACGAGCTTATTGGTCTAACACTACTACTGAAGTCAAGGTTGGAGCCTTTATCGCTAGAATACTACGAGGGCCTACACCAAAGATATTTCAAAACGGACTCTACGATATTAACTTCCTGTGGAGATCCGCCAGAATGAAGGTTTATAATGCTGAGCATGATACGATGCTTCTTCATCATGCCCTACAACCTGAGTCTCTAAAGGGACTGGGCTTTCTGGGATCGGTGTATACCGACGAGTCGGACTGGAAGTCCATGCGTGTAAGAACGACTATCAAAAGGGAAGACTAACATGAGTGAAATAGATGAGGCTTATAGAGAACTAGCCAAAGAACAAAGTATGTATTTCGACTGGCTTCGTGGTACTGAAATCTTCACGTTACTTTATAGCAACGATAAGGATCGCTTGTACAGATTTAGGGACATATGGAGAGGTACAATCGGAGATGTATCCCGTAATTCAACCTCAGGACACGGTTGGCAAAGAGCCTATCGTGAGCGGGGCTGTTATGCGTGGCAAATGAGGGGTGAAGAAGCCTATCAGTTCTGTCTTGGTTTACTTCCACATTTAGGTCCGTTCCATCCAAAACGCCAATACTCTAAACAATGTATAAGGGCGCATGAAGATCGTCGATACGAGCGTACTGGATCCGAATGATCTAGCCCCGCAAGAGCGGGAAATGGTCTACAACGGCCTCGACTGTTGTGTAACAGCCGAAGTTCTAGAAGCCCTCTTGCCTCAACTCACCCCTGAGACTGAGGCCACCTACGAGTTTTCTAAGTCTCTCCAAGGCCCCGTCCTGCACATGGGCCTTAACGGCATTCTAGTAGATAGACAGCGCAAGGCCGATGTTGTAGACGATTATATCATCACAATAGAGCGCCTAGAAGAGTACATCAGCCTATTAGCCGAGACTGCTGGCCTTCCCTACTTTAGTTGGCGCAGCCCTAAAGATCTCCAAAGACTATTCTACGACAAATACCAAGTTGCGCCTGTCCTATCAAAATCTGGTAGGCCAACTCTAAACAGAGATGCCCTAGAGAAAATAGAGAGCTACCGTATCACCTTGACCATACCCATGATCTATCTCATCAAGAAGATCAGAGAACTTCAAAAACGAATTGACGTTCTAAAGACTGAAATAGATCACGATGGCCGTATGAGAACCAGCTACAACATAGCAGGTACTACAACTGGGCGGTTCTCATCTAGCCTCTCAGAGTTCAGCACTGGAGGCAATCTCCAAAACATAGAAGAACATCTTAGATCGATCTTTATCGCCGATAAAGGAATGAAACTAGCAAACTTCGATGCCGAACAAGGGGAGAGCCGAGTTGTCGGAGCCATTGAATGGAACTTATTCGGGGACAGCACATATCTGGACGCATGTGAGGCAGGTGATCTACACACCACCGTCGCAAGAATATGTTGGCCGGACTTGGGTTGGACAGGTAACTTGGACATCGACCGAAAACTTGCCCGACAACCTTACTATCGACGTCGTTCTAGACGAGACATGTGCAAAGTCCTTGGTCATGGCTCTAATTATGGAGGTCGAGCTCAAACGTTGTCTGCCCAAACTAAGATTGAACTTTCAATTGTCGAAGAATTCTGCAGAAATTATCATGCAGCCTTCCCAGCCCACAGGCTTTGGCATCACTGGGTAGAAACTCAGCTCGCCAAGTCAGGAAAGCTCATCACCTTAACCGGTCGAGTACGCCATTTCTTCGGCCGTAGAGATGATCATAAGGTCATAAGAGACGCCATTGCCTATGATGGACAAGGTTCGCTAGTCGATATTGTAAATCAGGGCATGCTAAAGGTATGGAATAGTCAATGCTGTCAATTACTTTTACAGGTTCACGACTCCATAATGGTTCAATATCCAGAGGAGGAAGAAGATGAACTTATACCCAAGATCCTGTCCCTGCTTAACATTGAGATCCAACTTAACCAAAGAACGCTGATGATACCATATGAGTGTAAAACCGGCTGGAACTGGGGCGAGTTCGGCGGCTCGAACCCAGATGGCCTCAAAAAGTATGCACCCGGTGATAAACGGCGCCGGACGCCGCCAGTGCACTTCTTGGATAGAAGAGTTCGTTAAATTCACATCAAACTTGGAGGTACCTGAAATATGGAGAAGATGGTCTGCAATATCGATGATAGCGGCAGTTCTGGAGCAGAAAGTGTGGCTGGAAACAGGTGGGTCCTTGTATCCAAACTTGTACGTGTTTCTAGTTGGCCAACCAGGGATGGGCAAATCTCGATCTATCATGGCAGCTTCGAACCTAGTGAGG